AGGGATAACTCGGCGTCCTGTCTCGCGCATTTCTCGTGGTCCAGATACAGACGAACAGCGTAGGTATTGGAGGGACTGCGATGACCCTGATCGAACAGAAGGCGCTGGCCCATCAACGCAGCCGCCACAGCTTCGTTATTGGCTTGAATAAGTCTCTCTTGTTTCGCCCTATCCCGCAGCCGCTTCACCAGATCGTCGTCGTCGGTCATGTCTTGTCTCCCTTCAGTTCTGCGAGTGTGGAGCGGGCAAAAAGATCGGCAAACACACTGAGGCGTGCCATGTTTTGAATGACGGCAAGCACAAGATCACTATCCTTCTGCTTCATACCGCCACACCGCGATGTTCGCAGATATCCAGATGCAGCATCAACAACCGCCTGATCTAGGGAATCATGCGCCAGTTTTCTGCGGTCAAACCAAGCGTCAAGAGTGCTGATTGCATCCAGCTTTTCCTCTATCTCCTTCTTCAGATCATCCCGCAGCCTCTCGATCTCGGCGGCTTGGGCTTGGATGCGGTCGGCTTGGGCTGAGATATAGGACCGCAGCCTCTCGATCTCGGCGGCTTGGGATTTGATGCGGCCGTCGTTCAGGATGTCTATGAGCCGGTCAACTTCTTCCGTTTTACTCTCAACCATGAACTTGAGCCACATAATCCGCTCAGTTACATTGCCGCCGCGCCAGTCCTTGCTTTCAGAGTAGGTGTCTGGCAGTAAGGCTCGAATCATCGCCAGCATTTCACTATCGGTCATCACACATCCTCTTTGTAGTAGCTGACTACACCATCCACGATCTCGCGGCGGATGACGGCGATGCGAGCAGGGCCGCTTTTTGAATCTGCATTCTCTCTTGATTTATGCCACCAACCATTGGGTCCATGTTCATAGTCATTGCACCAATGCACCTCCTTCACAGTCTCGGGCTTGATACGCCAGATGCCATCCGCCCATTCTGGGTGTAGGCAATCATCATACCAACCATACCAATCATATTCACCGTTACCTTCGTCTTCACACCACTCCTGAACTACCTTGCCTTCGTAAAAAGCCACCAGCAGCTTGCCCTTTTCCTCGTCGGTCAGCTTGTCCCAGATGCGCTTGTCTTCGTTCAGAAACTGCATGTCACTTCTCCTCCCGCTTCCACCGCTTGAACACGACCTTGAAAGCCTCGATCACGGCGCGCTCGACTTCTTCCTCGGTGATCATGATCTCCCCTCCAGCGCATCGCGCAGCTTGTCAGCCCACTCGTAGAGGCGCGCACCTCGCATCTCTTCCATCACATCATGCACCTTGATCATGCGACTGCGTAGTCCGTATGCCTTTGCTTCGGAGTAAGATAGCTGCGAAGCATAACCAGCAACGCGCTCTCTCATGCCCTCCACCTGACGCCAATCGTAGACGCGGTAGTCGTCGGTTCTGTCGCTGACGAACTTGCAGAGTTCGTGGACGGGCATCGGCTCTCGGTCCTTGGTCATCGCAGTATCTCCGTCAGCGTCCCATCCTCGCCCTCCTGATAGACGCGGATCGGCACCCACTCCCCCGGCCTTGGCCAAGTATCGTGGCCAGATACCAGAACATACTGCTCCAGTCGGTAGTTGAAGAGCAGCTGGCCGTTCTTCTCACCCACGATGTAGTTGACAGCCCTGATCTCGCCGGGCATCGGCTCTCGGTTCTTGGTCATCTCAGCGGCCTCATCGGTGGCACCGGCACGGGAACGTAGCGCGGCTTCAGGTTGTCAGGTCTCGGCGGCGGCACGGGCACAGGCTCGAGCAGCACCACATTCTCACAGCGAACCACGGCGCCGGGATCATCCTCGGCTATGATGTCCTGCATCGCTCGGCAGTGCAGCGGGTCGGCGTACATCCCAACGTATCCGCTCCACGACGGAGACAGCGTCACGCTGAGAACAGTCACAGTCAGTAAGGACATTCCTCTCCCCTCCCATAGGCAGGCTTCGACATCTCTCTCTTCGGCGGCTTCGGCGGCTTCGGTGGCGGCACCAGACCCTGCGCCCTCAACTCCGCCTCCAGCCACGCGGGCAGCGGTTCTTCATACGTCGCCATTTTCTTTCACCCTGAAGGCATCATACACGCGGCGGTCGAACTCGGTCATGGCATCAGTCCATATGGCAGTTGCTGTCCTCACGACGGCAGCGTCATCGGTCTCTGTAGCCAATCCCATGGCCCGAGAGGCCCAAGCAGTGGCCCTCTCGGCAGATTGTGGGTTGTGGAGGAAGATGGCGGAAGTCGCAGTCCAAGCAGCGGCGGCTGGAGATTTCGTTCTGGAATCAGAGCCGGGGTGGAAGAACTCTATATACACGGGAAGAAAGGCGGACTCCGCTTTCTCTAGCTTGTCACTCTCTGGCGCTGCCAGATAATCCAGTACAGGTTCCGGCATGCTTACCCCCCACAGATGGGACACTGACATGACTTGATCCACCGCGAACCGTTTCAGCAGTTCCTCTGCGTCAATCGCGGCGAGTCCGGTGATTTCTGAGTACACGCCACCACCCTTGCCTGTGGATACATGGCGATCCCATCGCATCATATGCAGGAGGGTGCCGTGCCCCCAGTGAACGGCCTGATGCTCCATGGCCTGATGCGGTGTCGGCAGCAATTCAAAACTGTTCCGGCGAGGTATGATTTCCCCGGTAAACCGAAGCGTCTCTCCGATAGCGGGCAGTTGATCCGTCTTTTGGTGCTTGTTGCCGGTGAACTGCCATGTGATCTTTTCACTTCCCATTGTTCAACGGCTCCTGCACCATGCGCGCAGCCATCTGCGCCAGCGCCTTGATCTCGTTCGCTCGCATCACAGCCGCTCGCATCGCATTCCACGATCCGCTGCTCGGTGGCGTGTCGTCTTCCGCGATTACGTCCGCGACCTGCTCGATGCGGTGCAGTGCGGACAGGATGTCCTTGATGTCAGCCATTGCTTGCTCCCGTGAGTTTCCTGAGTTGGTTCAGATCGAGCAGCATCTTGCGCTTGTCTTCGCTGAGTTGCCGCACCAGTTCCGTCAGTCTGGCGATCTCGTTGCGCTGCTTGGCCAACTTGGCCTTCATCGCTGCGTCCTCTTCGTTGCTCAATCCGATCTCCGCTTCTGAAGGATGATGTCGAATGTCCTGTGCCCGTGTTGGGTCAGTTCACTGCTCCTGCGCAGGAGCACCCAGACGATCCGCTTGTCGACCAGTTCCTGCACCTTGTCCTTGATCTTGAGCGGCATCTCCGCTGCGTTCCTGACTGCCGGGTAGCACAGGATATTCTGCCCCGGCTCCGCGTCGTAGACTGTCTGGACGATCTCTTCGACTACGCTCTGGCTCTTGTGGTTGATGACTAGGACCGGGCGCTTTCTCCGAAAGTTCATTTGCACTTTTGTGTTCCTTCCTTCTGCCGTCCTTGAACTCGATGCGATACTTCTTGCTCATGACATCCACCGTCTGGACCGAGACGCCGAGTTCTCGACCAGCCTGAGACTTGCTCATCCCACGGTTGGCGCAGGCGATGTAGTCGAGCAGTCTTACCATCTTGCGCGGTGCCATTCAGTCACCAATCTTTTCTGCGATGTGCTGGAAGAGACGTTTCTTGGCGCGATTCATTGCCAGATCGAACGTCGTGCCGAACGCAGGGTCGAAAATGGTCGTAGCCTCTACCCCACCCTTTTCGGTGGTTATTGTCTTCGTGCGCAAGATGATGAACCCATCCTCGCGGACAAAGCGCTTGATCCTTGTGTTCATGCGGATGGTCTTGGCCTCATACCCAACAAAGCCATACTCATTCAGCATGGGCGACATGATCTGGCTGGCATGAGTAGTGATGTTGGGATGGCCTTTCGATGCCGCGCTTGATGTAACGATTGCTGCGGCAAGAATCTTCTTGTGCCACAATCTCGAGACGCAGATCGTCGCCTTCTGGCCAGACAGGCTCTCATTCTGCCATTCATGCGTGGCGGTGATGTCGCCCCTTTCCTTGGGGTATTCTTCCAAGACCTCGTTGATGAAACCTTGCCGCACCCAAGATTCTCGCCGGTCTACAGGTCGGTAGTCGCTGGGTCGGAAGTTGTCTTTCCGTTTCTCGATCCCGTATCGGAGGGTCGTCATCGCGCCAGCCAGATCGACGCTCCCTGTTATTCTTCTAAGCCTGTCCCTGATCCCGACATACTCCTTCCTCGTGTCGTACCTGACTGAGGTGACAACGTTGTGCTTTGCCCATTCTCCCGTTGCCTGACGGAAGGCTAGGCACATGGTTCTATAGACCTCCTTCGCCTTCTTGAGGTCGTCCCATTCTTGGCGCATCGTGTCTCTGGAAGTCCTTGTTCGGTGCAGCGATATCATTTGTTTCTCCTTGGTTTGAAGCGCATGACCTGACCGAACGGCGCCGACCCGCCACGGCAAGACACCCACAGCACGGGGTAATCGGGCGGGTTCCGGGGGAAGTCGCCAATCTCGAGGTCAGTCAGGCTGATGAAGTGGTCCACCTCGAGGCTGTTGTCCTCGATGTAGTCGAACACGGGCTTGACGCATGTACCACCGCGCCCCTTGGCATTGAGCATGGTGATGGCCTCACCAGCCTCGTACCTCACGACCGAGGTGACCCTCGTGTCGCATGAGATGACCGTCACGCTGGACGGGTGCATCTCTTCACTCAGCATGTTCATGGCACCCACAAAGTAGGTCAGGTCGTTGTCCGTCACCGACGCGCTGACATCGTTGTGGATGACGATGTTGCCGATACCCTTGCGGTCGGTGGTCGGGGCGATGATGCCGCTCAGGTGGTACAGTTTGCGGTTGGGTCGGCGCATGCTGTAGTCGTCGGGCTGATCGCCTGCGAAGAAGCGCCGCAGCGCATCCTCGAAGTTCACCTCTGGCGTCTGCATGTCGCGGATCATTTCCTCCGCCCATCCGGGCAGGGTGCCACGGCTCTTCGCGAGGTTGCCCGCCATGATCACGCGCTGATCGATTGTGATCTCTTGCTGCTTCATCTCTTCCGGCGAGGCGTCAGGCACGATGAACGCGCCCCATGCCTGCGGCGTCGCGTCGTCATCGAGCAGTTCATAGATGCGCTCTGCCGACATGTTCTTGAACCAAGGCATGTTGATGCCGCCATCCGGCAGTTCGAACCCGCTGTCGCGCAAGATGCTGTTGATGGCCGCATCGCAGGCGATGTTCCATTTGTCGAGGTTGCGGTCGCCAGCGCGGAGGTGATGCTTGAGGGCAATGTGCAGCACCTCGTGGGCGATGAGGCCGATGACCTTGGGTTCGGTCTGCTCATCGATGAAGGGGCCGCACCACTTGATCCACGAGCCGTTGGTGCAGGCCGTCCCGCCGGATATGCTGTCATCCCGGTGAACGTCCGAACCCATGGCGAGCGACCCATAGAAGGGGTGGGAAAGAACGAGCCGGGTCATAGCCCGGCTCACCTTCAGTTCTGGTGTCATGGTGTCTCCCTAGAGGATGAGTTCGCTGCCTTGGGTCATCGCCCAATCACGCACGGCCTTGACCTTCTTGAGGCTCGGGTCACGGGACCATGCGTCCTTGACGGTGAACACCGACAGTTCGCGGTTGGGAAGGCGGTTGAGGTAGGCGATGATGTTGGCCGCTGTCTTGTCGTTCATGCGGTTCGACAGGGCAGCGCAGAGGGCGTAGCGGATGGCGGCGTCGTGCGGGATCGGCGCATCGTTGGGCTTCGCGATGACCTCGTCGGGATCGGGGCACTGCTGGCTGATCTTGAGGTAGCCCATGAAGTCGACGGCGGCAGGCTCCCCGACCTGACCGGTCAGCCCATGCATCGTGGCGGATGGCGACATGCCGAGGTTGATGATCACCGACGCACGCTCCCACGAACGAGGCGATGGGCAGGCGTCAACGTCGCGGTCGAACTTGTGCAGGAACTCGGGGCGGAAGCGCAGGAAGGACCGCACCCGATGGTCCACGCCGATGCTGGCGAAGTGTGCGATGGTGTCCTCGAGGTCCGCTTCGACCGGCACGAACATCAGGCGGTCGCGCAGATGGGTGGGCATGGTGTTTGTGCCCGCGCGGTCGGAGGTGCGGTTGCCTGCCGCGACCACGACCCATCCCTCGGGCAGATGGTGCGGCCCGATGCGGCGCTCGTTCACCACCTGAGCGGCGATGTTCTGGCAGCCGATGGGCGCTTGCGGCAGTTCATCGAAGAAGATGATGCCCTTGCCGCCCTTCGGCATCCAGTCGGGGCGCATCCGCTTCATCGTATCGCCGTCGCCAGACGGCACGGGCCAGCCGCCGAGTTCGCCGGGGTCATACTGGGCGAGCGAGACGATGACGCACTCGATGCCCATGTCGTCGGCGATTTCCTTGACGATGGATGTTTTGCCGAGACCGGGACCACCGACGAGGTAGGGCACCACGTTCTGGGCGTCACGGCCCGAGGTGTTGGACATGTTCCACTTGATCGATGCCTCGACGATCTCGCGAGCGACTGACAGTTTCATGGGTTCTCTCCTGTTTGTTCGATTGAACTTATTCGAAGTGGATGATGGCACCTGACGCAAAGCGCAGGGCCTCTTCGATGTCGGCGAAGTCCACCGAGCATGACCTCTCGCCTGACGGGCCGTCGCTCAGTTGCCATTCGACATCGCCGATCTTGTACTTGTCGCCGTAGATGCGCTCGGTGATGGTGCCCTTGACCAGCCAGAACTCCCGGCGCTTGAGCGTCGCGATCTCGCGGCGCAGGGCTGCGTTCTCCTGCTCGAGCAGTTGCTGTTTCATGTCAGACCTCGATGCTGTTGATGATGGACCTGATCTCTGCGTCGATCATGCTCTGCTCGGCGCTGATGCTGATCGCAAAGGATTTGTTGGCGAGCAGGTCGCGCTCCATACGCAGTTGGATGATGCGCGGGTTGGTCTTTGCGATCTCTTCGCGCTTCGCTCTCTTGCGCTCGTTCGTCACCATCTTGGCGGCGGTGGAGAGGTGCCTGCCGAACTCTTCGCGGGTGACCTTCGAGAAATTCCTCTGCGCCCCGTGCTCATTGGCGAGCATCTTCCAAGCGAGGACCATCGCCGCTCCCCGCTCGTGCCAATCGAAGTTCCGGCTCTGGAATCTCCTGATGCTCTCGATGTTCATCACAAACCCCAGTGCTGGAGACACTTCGGGCCGATCCCGAGCGCCACTGACTGCTTGTCGGTCAGCGTCCTGCCGCAGCAGGCGCACTGCCCTGTCGTCCTGCCATGCTCGATGGCCTTGCCGCGAGGGTCGCTCGCGATGCTGGCGAGGCGGTCGCCCAGACCATCGGGCGCTGCCGACACCGGCATGTAGGTGCCGTGCATGATCTTGCCTGCGTACTCGCCGCCGACCTTGACGTAGACCGCACCGGCGTTCCGGCTGGTGCTCGGCGCGAGGGACATGGTCAGGTCGCCGACCCGGAAGGCGGGGCGCTTCAAGCCGTTCATCTTCGCGGTGGCGAGCAGGTTCTCGATGCGCGAGACATCGACCGCGCGGCGGTTGCTCTCGCGCTTGGCCTCGTTCGAGCGGGTCTTCTGGATCATCCGCTCGGCGGCATCCCACTGCCGGTGGGACAGGTCGCCCTTGCTGCGATGCTGTGCGACGAGCGAGGCGGCAAAGTCGTTCCATCCGACCATCCCGTGCAGCGCTGAGATGATCTCGTCGTACTCCATGACCTGCATGCTGTCCTCCTTCACCTCGGTTCATTCTGGTGCACGATCACTTCGTTGTCCGGGCACCGGTTGCTCTCGGCTTCCGCACGGGTGCGGAACACCCGTGCTTCCTCCTTGGTGACGTAGCTTTTGGGGCTACCGGGCGGGGCGACATACACCCCCGCTCCGCTCTTGTCCGTCCTACGCAGCAAGAAACTCACGATATGCTGTCCTCCTTGGGTTTGATGGGGCGCCATCGCTGACGCCCCGGGTTGTCAGTCGTCGTCAGTCGTCGATCCACCGGATCGCGCCCGCGAGCCCCTTGGCCAGCGCCAGCGAGACGAGTTCCACCGCCACGCGCCAGTCGCAGGCGTAACCGCCTCCCCAGTTCGGCTCGCCCTCGACGTTTTCCTTGAACCACTCCCGGTCCTCGTCGGTCTCTGGGAAGAGCACCACGATGGTGCCGTGATCGATGATCCGCATGTTCTTCTCCTTCGGTTGCGTGGGCATGATGATGCAGCCCCGCAGGGCTGCACTGTGATGCTCACATCTGGGCGAAGACGGCGGCGGCGAGGGCGTTCTTCTGCGCCTCGTCGTCCTCGGCATCGGCGGCTGCCTTGGCGCCCTCGATGCGCGCGGCCTTGAGTTCGCGCACGATGTCGTCGAAGCGGTCCCAGTCCTCCTGTTCGTGCTTGCTGGGCTTGAAGACCCCGCGCACCTTGTTGCCGTCGTCGTCCTTGCGGGTGGTCCACTTGCCGATCAGCGCCTCGGCGAGGTCGCGCATCGGGTCTTTGTCGGCCTCGCCCGAGACCAGTTTCGACAGTTTGTTCTCGCTGTCGATGTTCTCGGCAAGCAGGATGTCCTTGACGAGGTCGGCGGTGGCCTGCGTCGGGATGTCGAGTTCGCGCAGGGCGCCGACGCTGTTCTCCATGTATCGCTTGGCGGTCGGTTCTTTCAGACCGGCGTCTTCGAGCAGGGCCTTGCGCACCTGATTGCCGATGGCGCGGGGCAGGTTGCCCTTCACCAGTTTGACCCCGGCGAGGTGGGCGATCAGGCCAGAGTAGGCGTCGATCTTGTGGCCGTTGCGGGCGGCGGTGTTCTCCTTGGCCTCGCCCTTGAGGGCCTCGACGGCTTTCTCGTGGGCGTGGATGGCGGTGAAGGTGGCGGTATCGAGGATGAAGGACATGGTGCTCTCCCTTTTGTCCGATTGAACTTTTCAGAGGATGAAGGCGTAGGTGATGGCCGCGACTGCGACCATCGTGACGATGTAGAGGGCGGCGATGGCGATGATCGCCTTGAGGGCTGCCTCGATCATTCGATGCTCCTGATGCTGGCCTTGAAGGCCCGGCGCTCGGCCTTGCGGCTCTTGCCATGCGCGCCCTGCTTGCGGGCGATGATGTGCCGCACGAAAGGGTCGCGCGGCTTGGGTGCAGTGCGTTGCATGTCGTCTCTCCTCAGGCTGCTTTGCGTTTGGCGATGACGGCGCGGGTCGAAGCCTGCGCTGCGTCGAACATCAGGCGCTCTTCTGCGCTCATGAAGATCAGCCGCGCGATGCTGACCCTGTGCGGGTTGATCTCCATCATGCAGCCCTGCCAGTAGGCAGCGGCGAGGGTGCCCATGGGCGGGCACTGGGTTTTGAGGCGACCCTTGCGGGGGCCGCTCTGGGCGACTGCGATGCGGTGTGCCTCGGTGATCTGTTCTGTCGTGATCATGTCTGTCTCTCCCGTGGATGGTGGGGGCCGAAGCCCCCTCTTGCAATCAGCAATATCCGAAGCGTTCATCTTCGATCTGGCGCTGCTCCATGCCGTCGATCAGCCAAGCCTGCGTTCCGTAAGGTGCGCGCACATCCCAATGTTCAACGGAAACAACGTGACCTGCCGCCTTGATTTTGCCGACCACTGCATCGGCGCGGACGTAAGACATGACGCGATGACCGCCGTCGCTGTCGAGCAGAACATACTCGCGGCCATCACGATCATTCGCCATGATGCCGAAACCGCTGTTCGGGGCGTAGTCCACGAAAAAGATGCGGACGTTTTTGACTTGAACTTTCATCTCTGCCTCTCCTCAGGCGAACATTGCGTTGAGGGCCTCGACGGCCTCTTCGCGGGTCTGATGGTAGCTGACGGGGTAGATGCCATTGACCGGGCAGTCCTCGACGATCACCCAGATCATCTGGTCTCCGTCATCCGTCCAGATCAGATCAGAGCCGATGCTGTAGGTGCGGGTCGGGTCGATTATGGGAAGGCGCATGTCTGTCTCTCCTAGCTGAAATCCAGTGATGCAGCCCCGCAGGGCTGCGCACCGGAATGTCACGCAGCGGCCTGCTGCGGCTCGATCACGCCCAGATGCACCAGCATGTCGTAGGTGCAGCCGCGCCCGTTGAACTTGATCGCATCGACCGAGCCGACGCCGCTGGTGATGGCGCGGCCAGCAGCGCCGAGGGCGACATAGCCCATGCCGCACTTGGTGAAGCGGGCGATCTCGCGGGTGGACGCGCCATTGCTGGTCTTGACGCAGATGCGAAGGACGATATCGGCTTTGTTTTCGCGGACGATGAGGGTCTTGTGCATGTCTGTTTCTCCTCTGCTGAACCCAGTGACGCAGCCCCGCGAGGCTGCGCTTCTCGTTTCAGCATGGTGCAGGGGCTTTTCTCTTCCCTGCCGCCAGAGACCGCCTTCGCCAGACCCCCCGTGTCTAAGTCGTCCTCAACGGGTGGGTATCCGTGCTAGGCACTGGACGTTCGCGCTGTCCCCCTCGGGGGCGTCTGCTTCCGGCTGGGGCCGAGGGGGCGTCGTCGCCGCGTCGTGCCGTCCGGTGAGGACGTAGATAGATCAATCATCCGAGGACATCAAGCACCATTTTCGGACATGATGGTGTTTTTGACAAAATGTCGCACCTCTGCTGACAGGCTACTGACAGGAGGGGTGCCGCGCCCTTGCGATGCTGGCGTGCTGGGGTGTGCCTGTGGTAGGATGTGCGCCATCCGCAACCGGGCCGAGTGCCTGCAACCCGAGGTGTCCCAGATGACTGATGTCCCCCCGACCGCCCCCCGAGCGAAGCGACACCTCCGGGTGGTGTCTCAGCCAGAACAGAGGGGAGAAGACACAGGACAGGAGACAGGGGCACAAAGCCCCCAGAAGAGGAAGACCAAGACACGATCCGCAGCAGACCCGATCACAGGACTGACCCAGAAGCAGGAAGCCTTCGTGCAAGGGGTCATGCGTGGTCTCAGCTTCTCAGATGCCTTTCGTGAGGCCTACGTCACAGACGACATGGCACCAGCGACCATCCACCATCGAGCCTGCCTGCTCATGCAGGAGCCCAAGATCAGGACAAGGTGCGAGGCGATAGCGGCTGAAAGAGAGAGGGAGAGGCGCATGCTGGCCTCTTCCGACGCCGCGCTTGCGCTGAAGACGCTGAGGGAACTGGCCGAGAAAGCCGACAGCGACAGTGCCCGCATTCGTGCCGCTGAACTCCTCGCCAAAGCAGGCGGCGTGTTCATCGAGCGTGTCGAGGTCGAGGACAAGACGCCCTCGTCGTCCACCGATCTAGAGCGCAGGATCGCCGAGAGGCTGGGACGTCTCGGCATTGCGGTGTGAGCGCAGAAGCGCAATTGCACTAATCCCGTAAAAGGGGACGGGGGGACGCTCTTCGCAGGGCGTCCCCCCTCTCTCATCTGGCATGCCTCTGGGAGGCTCTGGGAGTGGCGCTAGACGGCAGGGTCTGGTCTCCGGGTGCCGAGGGTGCTGCCGAGCAGGTCGGGCCTCTGCCGGGCCTCTCAGCGGCTGCTGCGGTGGGGTGCCCCCGGGGCCTGTCGACGGAGAGCGGATCGCGCTGACCCCACCCACCCCCGACCCCCCCGGTCGTGCCGGGGTGCCCGTGCCCGCATATACATGCTGTTCCGCACATCCGATCCCCATGTTCCGCACCCATGACCCCCACCCTGTCTGAAGTGCCTGCTACTTGACATCCCTATATAGTATATATATACTACTACTACTATATAGTAGATACTATATAGGTATAGTATATATATATATAATTGGTATATATGTAGTAATTGTAGTATATATATTGTTTGGTAATATAAGTAGTATATACTACATACAATATACATTATATATATACTACATACTATATACTCTATATACTATAGAGAGCGTTCGCTTCTCGAACGCACTGGACTCACAGGCACACAGGGGCTATGTTGGATCACAGAGGTCTTTGTGATCTCGGGGTGGATACTGGTCGCTCCCCCGCTTGTATCCACCCTTACCCTCTCTGAGGTTCCATGGTGAAGCTGGAAGACATCCTGAAGCGTCTGTCATCTGTGCCTGTCTCCGAGAGGGAGGCACTACTGAAGGACTTGGAGCTTCTGGAGAAGATGAGGGATGTCGAGAAAGCTCGATTGAACTTCTTGGACTTCGTCCAGAGGATGTGGCCTGCCTTCATTGCTGGGAGGCACCACAAGATCATGGCTGATGCCTTCGAGAGGATTGCGAACGGCACTCTGAAGCGTCTGATCATCAACATGGCACCACGGCACACCAAGTCGGAGTTTGGTTCCTATCTGCTTCCGGCTTGGTACATGGGCAGGTTCCCGGACAAGAAGATCATCCAGACCTCCAACACCGCAGAGCTTGCGGTTGGCTTTGGTCGGAAGGTGAAGAACCTCATCGATGGTGAGGACTACCAGATGATCTTCCCCAACACCAAGCTCTCCAGCGACTCGAAGGCGGCGGGTAGATGGTCTACCTCCAAGATGGGTGAGTACTTCGCCATTGGTGTCGGAGGCACGGTGACGGGTAAGGGTGCCGATCTGCTCATCATCGACGACCCTCACTCGGAACAGGAGGCGAAGCTCGGGGAGACCAACCCTGCCGTCTATGACGGCGTGTATGAATGGTACACCTCGGGTCCACGGCAGCGTCTTCAGCCGGGTGGTGCCATCGTTCTCATCATGACCCGGTGGTCGAAGAGAGACCTGACCGGCCAGATTCTGAAGCGTTCGTCACAGAGAGAGGGCGTGGATGACTGGGAGGTCATCGAGTTCCCCGCCATCATGCCGTCAGGCCAGCCGGTATGGCCCGAGTTCTGGACCCTCAAGGAGTTGGAGGCGCTCAAGGAGGAGCTTCCGATCTCCAAGTGGAACGCCCAGTACATGCAGAACCCCACCGCAGAGGAGGGGGCACTCATCAAGAGGGATTGGTGGAAGCGATGGGACTACGACGATCCTCCGCATTGCGAGGCAATCATCCAGTCTTGGGACACCGCCTTCCTCAAGACCCAGCGCAGCGACTACTCGGCCTGCACCACATGGGGTGTCTTC